TTCGCGACCACCAACGCGGCCGACTGCATCATCAACCTGGTCTATGCGCTGGGCGCGGACTATCGGGCGAACGGCAGCTTCGTGATGAATTCGAAGACCGTGGGTGCGGTGCGGAAGATGAAGGATGCCGATGGCCGCTTCCTGTGGTCGGACGGGCTGGCAGCGGGTGAGCCTTCGCGGCTGATGGGCTATCCGGTCGTCGTGTCGGAAGACATGCCGGACATTGCGGCCAACGCCTATGCCGTGGCCTTTGGCGACTTCCGGTCGGCCTATACCATCGCGGAACGCCCGGATCTGCGCATCCTGCGGGATCCTTTCTCGGCCAAGCCGAATGTCCTGTTCTACGCCAACAAGCGCGTTGGCGGCGACATCACCGACTATGCGGCGATCAAACTGCTGAAGATTGCAGTGTCGTGACCTGTCGGCCCGGTCCCTTCGAGGGGCCGGGCCAAACCCGTGCCTGCACTTCCTGAAACCCGGCCGTGGGCGGAGAGCTGATCATGATGTTGACCGAAGAAACCCCGGTGCCCCAGGCGGCCCTGCCGGTGGAAGAGATGAAGGACCATCTGCGGATGGGCTCGGGCTTTGCCGATGACGGGATGCAGGACGGGCTGATCGAGACCTACCTTCGCGCGAGCCTTGCGGCGATCGAGGGGCGGATCGGCAAGATGCTGTTCCAGCGTCGTTTCCTGTGGGTGCTGGAGTGCTGGAGGGACGAGGAACAGGCGCTGCCGGTCGCCCCGGTGCCCGGGATCGTGAGCGTTACGCTGGTCGATGCGGCGGGGGGCGAGGTGGTGGTGCCTGCCGGTGCTTACCGGCTGGTAAAGGATCTGCATCGCCCGCGGCTGGCAGGGAAAGGCGGCGCGCTGCCGATCATCCCCGGCGAGGGTTTGGTGAAGGTGGCGTTCGACGCAGGGTTCGGCGCTGTCTGGACCGATATTCCGGTGGACCTGCGGCAGGCGGTGCTGCTGCTGGCCGGGGAGTTCTACGAGCATCGCAACGACGATGGCGCTCAAGGAGCGGGGTTGCCCTTTGGGGTGGTGGCGCTGATCGAGCGTTGGCGGACGGTGCGCATCCTGGGCGGAGGCAAGAAATGAACGCGCCGCATCTGAACCGGGCGCTGGGCCTGGAGGCCGTGGTCCGCACGCCGGATGGCGCGGGCGGCTTTACCGAGGCTTGGGCGGCGCTGGGCGTGCTTTGGGCCGAGGTGCTGCCGGGGTCGGGCAGCGACACGCTGGGCGAGGAGCGGATGCTGTCGGCAGTGCCCTACCGGATCACGGTTAGGGGGGCGGCGGTCGGTTCGCCCTCGCGCCCGAAGGCGGGGCAGCGTTTTCGCGAGGGGGCCCGGCTGTTTCTGATCCAGGCCGTGACCGAGCGTGATCCGCAGGGCCGCTACCTGACCTGTTTCGCCCGCGAGGAGGTGCCGAAATGAGCTATGGTGCAGCACCCGCCCTGCAGACGGCGGTATTCCAGCGGTTGTCTGCCTGGCCAGCGCTGACGGGTGTGGCGATCTACGACGCGGTGCCGCCGAACGCGACCGGGACCTTCGTGCTGATCGGCCCCGAGGAGGCGCGCGACCAGTCCGACAAATCGGGCGCGGGGGCCGAGCATCAGCTGGTGATCAGCGTGATCACCGATGCGACCGGATTCCTGTCGATCAAGACCATCGCTGCCGACATTTCGGATGCTCTGGTCGGGGCGTCCCTGAGCTTGAGCCGCGGCCAGTTGGTGAGCCTGTTCTTTGTCCGGGCCAACGCGCGCCGGATCGAAGAGGGCGAGACGCGGCGGATCGACCTGACCTTCCGGGCGCGCGTGCAGTTGTAGCGCCCGCCCAACACCCTTCACACGGAGAGCGAACATGGCTGTGCAAAGCGGCAAGGATCTGCTGATCAAGATCGACCAGACCGGGGACGGGCAGTTCGTCACCATCGCGGGGCTGCGAGCGACGCGGATCAGCTTCAACACGGAATCGGTGGATGTCACCAGCCTGGAAAGCCAGGGCGGCTGGCGTGAACTGCTGGCGGGCGCGGGCGTGAAATCGGCGGCGATCTCGGGGTCGGGGGTGTTTCGGGACGAGAACACGGACGAGCGCGCGCGGCAGGTGTTCTTCAACGGCGAGATTCCGGACTTTCAGGTGGTGATCCCCAGCTTCGGCGTGATCGAGGGGCCGTTCCAGATCACCAGCATCGAATATTCGGGCAGTCACAACGACGAGGCGAGCTACGAGATGGCGATGGCCTCGGCGGGTGCCTTGACCTTCACGGCGCTTTGACATGGCGAACCCCTGGGCAGGCGAGGTGGCGATCTGGCTGGATGGCCAGCGCCATGTGGCAAAGCTGACTTTAGGTGCCTTGGCCGAGCTGGAGGAAACGCTGGAGACGGGGTCGCTTCTGGAGCTGGTGCAGCGGTTCGAGGAGCGGCGGTTCTCCACGCGCGATGTGCTGGCGTTGATCGTGGCCGGGCTTCGCGGGGGCGGGTGGCAGGGGTCGGCGGCGGACCTGCTGCAGGTCGAAATCGGCGGTGGGCCGGTCGAAGCGGCGCGGGCGGCGGCCGAGCTGCTGGCGCGCGCCTTCGCCCTGCCGGAAGAGCCATGAGTGGCCTCCAACGTGGGATCGACTGGCGCGGGCTGATGCAGGCGGGCCTGCATGGGCTGGGGCTGGAACCTGCGGTTTTCTGGCGGCTTACGCCGGTGGAGCTGAAGATCATGCTGGGGCGGGAGGGTCTGGTCCCGCCCCTGACACGCGCGCGGCTGGCGGAACTGGCGGCGGCATTCCCGGATGCAAGGAAGGATGAGCGCGATGGCGGATATCGGGACGATGCAGGAGCAGCTCCAGGCGCTTGAGGCGCAGATGGGGTCTTCGGTGTCGATGGTGGCGGCCTTCGACGGGGAACTGGCGCGGATGCGCGAGACGATGATCTTCACCGGCCGCGAGGTGAACACTCTGTCGACCGGGATCAGCGGGGGGTTGCGGAAGGCCTTCGACGGGCTGGTCTTCGACGGGATGAAGCTGAACGACGCGCTGAAGTCTGTGGCAAACACGATCGTCGACACGGTCTATTCCATCGCGATGAAGCCGGTGACGGGCGCGTTGGGAGGGCTCTTGGCGCAGGGCGTGGCCGGACTCATGGGCGCGGGGATGCCCTTCGCGAATGGCGCGGCGTTCAGCCAGGGCAAGGTGATGCCCTTCGCCAAGGGCGGGATCGTCGGTACGCCGACGACCTTCCCCATGCGGGGCGGGCGGGGCCTGATGGGCGAGGCGGGACCCGAGGCGATCATGCCGCTGGCACGGGGGCCTGACGGGCGGCTGGGCGTGCAGGCGGGCGGGGGCAGGGCGGTCAGCGTGGTGATGAACATCACGACGCCGGACGTCCAGGGTTTCCAGCGCAGCCAGTCTCAGGTTGCGGCCCAGGTCAGCCGCGCCCTGTCGCGCGGCCAGCGCAATCGGTGAGGGACGAAATGGCATTTCACGAGATACGCTTCCCGGCGAACCTGAGCTTCGGGTCGGTCGGTGGCCCCGAACGGCGAACCGAGATCGTCACCCTGGCGAACGGGTTCGAGGAGCGGAACAGCCCTTGGGCCCATTCACGCCGGCGCTACGATGCAGGTGTCGGATTGCGGTCGCTGAACGACGTCGAGACGCTTGTCGCCTTCTTCGAGGCCCGCGCGGGACAGTTGCACGGCTTTCGCTGGAAGGACTGGTCGGACTTCAAATCCTGCGCTCCGCTTGAGACCCCGGCGCCCGATGACCAGCTGATCGGAATCGGTGATGGAGAGACGAAGGTCTTCCAGTTGCGGAAGACCTATGTGTCGGGCTTGCAGGAGTATTCGCGTCCGATCCGCAAGCCGGTTACGGGCACGGTTCTGGTTGCTGTGGCCGGGGATCAGAAGATCGAGTCGCAGGAGTTCACGGCGAACCCGGAAACCGGCGAGGTGACCTTCACGCTTGCGCCGGACCTGGGCACCCGTGTCACGGCGGGGTTCGAATTCGACGTGCCGGTTCGCTTTGACACGGATGCGATCCAGTCCTCGGTCGCGTCGTTCCGCGCGGGGGATGTTCCCAATGTTCCCATTGTGGAGGTGCGGCTGTGAGCAAGGAAGCCCTGCTGTCGCATCTTGCGACCGGTACTAGCACGGTCTGCCGCGCCTGGACGGTGCGGCGCCGCGACGGGCTGGTTCTTGGATTTACCGACCACGACCGGGACCTTCAGGTCGATGGGGTGGCCTGCCGTGCCGACACCGGCATGACCGCGCGATCGCTTCAGCAGACGACCGGGCTGTCGGTCGACAACAGCGAGGCCTTCGGCGCCCTGAGTGCGGCGGCGATACCGAAGACGACCTGACCGCCGGGCGCTTCGACGGCGCGGAGGTTCAGGCATATCTGGTCAATTGGGCGGCGCCCGAAGATTTCGTGCTTCAGTTCCGGGGCAGTCTGGGCGAGATCTCTCGCGTTGACGGCAGCTTCAAGGCCGAGTTGCGGGGCCTTGCCGAGCTGCTGAACCGACCGCAGGGCATGGCCTATACGCCGGGGTGTTCGGCGGTGCTTGGCGATGGTCGATGCCGCTTCGACCTGGCCCAACCGGGGTATTTCGCCGAGGTCGCGGTGGACGGAGTGGAGGACGGCAGGGTCTTCACCTTCCACGACTTCGCGAGTTTCGAGGACCGCTGGTTCGAGGGCGGGCGCTTTTCGGTCGTCGGCGGTGCTGCTGCGGGGCTGATAGGCGTCGTGAAGATCGACAGGTCGGAGGGGGTGCAGCGCAGGGTCGAGCTGTGGCAGTCGCTACGGGCGCCGATTGCCGCCGGAGACATGGTTCGTATTCACGCAGGCTGCGACAAGTCCGCGAACGCCTGCCGTGCCAAGTTCGCGAACTTCCTGAACTTCCGGGGATTTCCCCACATTCCGGGAGAGGATTGGCTTGCCTCGTACCCGGTTCCGGGCCGGTCGAATGGTGGGGCCCGGCGGTCCGGCGGCGGTGGCATATGACGCTTGGCCAGCAGATCATTGCCGAGGCGCGGTTGTGGATCGGGACACCCTATCTTCACCAGGCGAGCGTCCGGGGGGCCGGGGCGGATTGCCTTGGGCTGCTGCGTGGCGTCTGGCGGGCGGTTCTGGGCGATGAGCCGGAGGTGGTGCCCGTCTACACCGACGATTGGGCGGAACCCTCGAAGGACGAGGTCCTGCTTGCGGCGGCAGAGCGGTGGCTTCGGGAAAAGCCGTGCACTCACCCCGCGGTCGGCGACGTGATCCTGTTCCGCATGCGAGAGGGGAGCATCGCCAAGCATCTGGGGCTTCAGTCCGAGACCGGACCGCATCCGCGGTTCATCCATGCCTACACAGGCCACGGCGTGATCGAAAGCTCGCTTTCGGCCCCGTGGGAGCGTCGGATTGCGGCGCGTTTTGCCTTTCCAGAAGGAACCAAGTGA